TCTGTTAGGAAAATTTGGATCATCAATTGCTAATTCATATCCTTCTGGGGCAGTCCCTTCTATAACGTTAACGAATGTATAATCTTGGTATTCATAGGTGGGGGGAGGATTATCGTCAGCTCCTACATTGTAATATCCTACACGTTTTTTTCCTGCTCTTTCGTCCTCTAACTCTAATGCTTTTAAAATGTTTAGTGCATTAATATATGCGGGCTCATCTAATATTTCCGTACTGCGTTGCGCTCCTGAGTTAGCTCCTGTTAAATCTTCATAAGCTAC